CCGGGGTCCGGCTCCGGTCGGCTTGCCCGTTCCATCCGGTATGAGCGGCACGTGACGGCGGAGTCGGTGCAGGTGCGGTTCATTTCGAACGTGCCTTATGCGGGCTACGTGATTGACGGTACGGAGCCGCATGTGATCCGGCCGGTGGCGGCGCGGGCGCTGGCGTGGCTCAACTACGGGCACGCGCCGGGCGCGTACCAGTTCGCCATGAAGGTCAACCATCCCGGTACTGCCGCTAATCCGTTCCCGCAGAAGGTGTTGGGGGAGATGGCACCGGAGATCCAGAGGGCCCTGGTTGAGGCCATGTCAGCTGCGAGTGGAGAGTGAAATGCGTCTGAGGTACATCGGCCAGCAGGCCACCACGTTCCGGGATGCCCAGCTGCCTTCCGGGGCGCTGGTGCGGATCGGCTACCTGGAGCCTTTCCAGGAGTTTTCCGTGCCGGATGAGGTGGCGGAGGCGTACACGCGCCGGGATGACATCGAGGAGGTGGCCGAGCAGGAGGCGTCGGCGGCCACCGAGGACAAGCCCGCTAAGGGCCGTTCTAAGGCACCGGCGGAGTCGCCCGTGTCCGACGCCCAGCCTGAGCCCTCCGGGGCCGCAGAGACGCCGTCTCCGGCCGCAGAGTGACCCCTACCCGCCCTTAACGAGGAGGATTTATCGCCTTCCCCACGATCACTGAAAAGTACGGGTCGCTCAGCGCCACCGGTTTGGCCAAGGAAGTCTTTTTTGGCACGCCGGTAGCGGCCACGACGTTCCTGCCCATGACGGGCAACACGATGGAGCTGGACCCGGGCTGGTTCTCTCCTGAACTGATGATGGACGCGCGCGACCTGCACGTGTTCAACCTGTACGGCCAGGCCAAGCTCCAGGGCGCGCTGGACGGCCCCATCTTCCCATCGAACGCGATGCAGCTGATTGCGGCGTCGATCGGGCAGGACGGGCAGCCCGCGTTCGGTGTGGTCGGCTCGGCTGGTTCCGGGTCCTCCACCCTGTCGGCGCTGGTGAACGCGGGGGCGACGTCCGTCACGGTGGTGTCGGGTGCCGGTTTCTCCGCGAACCAGTACATCCAGATCGATGTCAACAACACGGTCGGCCCGACCACGTCCGAGGTGCGTCAGATCACCACGGTCGTGACGAACACGCTGAACTTCACCACGCCGCTGGTGTACGGGCACGCCTCCGGCGCGACTGTCGCCGGTGTCGTGGCGCCGTTCACGCACACGTTCTTGCAGACGAACACGCTGCCGTCGCTGACGGTGGAGAAGAACATCGGCAACTTCCAGTCGCTCCAGTTCGCTGGCTGCCGGGTGGGCAAGCTGTCGGTGAAGGCGCCGACGTCGAATGAGCCGGTCACGATGACGGCTGACCTGTCGGGCCGGTCTGTCGCGGTGCTCAACACCCCGACGGGCGTGAACGTCACCAATGAGAACCCGTTCGTGTTCGCGGAGTGCACGCTGACGCTGTTCGGCAACGTCCGGGCTGAGGTGTCCAACTTCGAGATCGACATCGACAACGGTCTCAAGGAGACATGGACGTACTCGGGTCAGCACGGGCCGTCGTTCATCACCCCGGTGACGGTGCACGTCTCCGGCAAGATTGACCTGGTGTTCGACTCGCTGAATGACGCCACGTACGGCGACTTCAGCTCCATGTCGAACGGCACGCTTGGCACGCTGGTCTTCACGATGATCCACCCGTCTTCAGGAGGCACCGTCACGTTCACTCTGCCGCAGGTCGTGCTGTCGAAGTTCGCCAACGATCTGAAGATGACGGACGTCGTGATGTCGTCTCTCACGTTCGAAGCCACCCGCCCGCTGACCGGCACGTCCCAGTGGACTGTCGGGGCGACCGTGGCCAACTCTGCTTACCTCGCCTACTAGCAGCAAGGAGTCGCTGATGATTGAGAGCTTTTTCGACTACTACGAAGGCACGCGGCGTGTGACGGTTGGCCGTCCGGGCGCCGGGTTCTATGTGGAGCTGTACGAGCACGCGGCGTACAAGGCCATGGAGAACGCGGTGCGGGCGATGACGCAGGTCAACATGAGCGCCAGCGGGCAGGCTGGGATGCGGGGCGACGTGCCGCGTTACCAGCAGCTCTCAATCCTCGCGCACATCAAGGAGTGGAACCTGACCGGCCCGGACGGTCAGGTCATGCCCATCACGGAGGAGTCGGTGCGGCGGCTGCCGCTCACGGTCACCAACCAGCTGTGGCAGATCGTGCAGAACGAGCTGGACGCGCAGCCTACGGCTGAGGAAAAGGCCCGATTTCCTGTCGCAGACGGTGTCGGCGATCCGTCATGGGAGCAAGGGACCGGCGGTGTATCAGCGGTTCTTGATGGAGCGCGCCGTGTGGAAGGAACTGGGGCAGAACTGGGAGAGCTTCACTAGGCGCCCGGCGCTGGAAGTTGAGCAGTACCTGACGATCATCTCGCTGATCTACCGGGAGGAGAACGCCCGCATGCGGGCGCCTGCCACTAGCGGACGAGGAGCATAGATGTCTGCCCTGGGTGCCCTCGCCGGAGTCGGCGGTGCGACGTTCACCATCATGGCTGTGGTGGAGGCTGTCGACAAGATCACCGCGCCGTTCGAGAAGATGGACGAGACGGTCAGCCAGTTCTCCGAGACGATGCGCAAGGCGGCGGGCGACGCTGGGGCGTCCGGCGAGGCGGTGGACGCCGGGCTGCTTCAGACGGCGTCCGGCGCTGACGCTGTGGCTCTGTCGGCTGCCCGGCTGGAGGCTGCGGAGCTGGAGGCGGCGGACGCCACGTCCAAGCTGGCTGCCGCCGAGACGGCGCTGCTGGAGGCTCAGACCAAGGCTGCTACGGCGGCGGAGGATGACACGGCGGCGCTGGTGGCGCTGCGGGGCGCGGCGGCGGATGTGACGCGGGCGCAGGAGGCTGCCGCGAAGGCCACCAATGATCTTCACGATGCGCAAAAGCGCCAGCTCGACACCACGGCCGCGCAGGACGCCGCCAACGGGAAGGTGTCGCAGTCAACGAGCAACTTCGGCGCCAAGGCGTCGGCGGTGGCGTCCACGGTCGGCAAGGTCGGTCTGGCGATGGACGCTGCGGGCGGGCTTGCGGTGTACATGGCCGCCAAGTACCAGTCCGCCACCACGGTGCTGGCGACGTCCGGCGGTGAGGTCAAGGGCTCCATCATCGAGGTCAAGAACGGGATGACTGACCTCAACGGGACGATGGAGCAGGTCGATCAGGGTCTGCTTCAGATCTCCGCTACCACCGGCACGGCGACGGAGGGCCTGATCAAGGGCATGTACAACGCCGGTTCGGCGGGGTACACGGGCGCGGCGGGCCTGAACGACATGAGGGCGGCGGCGGAGGGCGCCAAGGCGGAGAACGCTGACCTGGGCGTGGTGACGAACGCCCTGACGACCATTGAGACCGACTACGGGATCAAGGCGCTGGACGTCGCCAAGAACCAGTCGCTTGCCAACTCCGTGATGAACGAGATGATCACGGTGGTGCAGTCCGGCAAGACGACCACGGAGGAGTTGGCCGGGTCGCTTTCGGCGGTGCTGCCGGTGGCGTCGCAGGCGGGGCTGGGGTTTGACCAGGTCGGTGGCGCGCTGGCGACGATGACGGCGCAGGGCATGTCGGCGCAGCAGGCGTCGCAGGACTTGGCGAACACGATCCGGTCTCTTCAGGCGCCGAACCAGACGGCCGTGAACGAGATGACGCAGCTGGGCCTGAACGCCAACGAGGTGTCCAAGGACCTGGGCAAGAAGGGCCTGAACGGGACGCTGGAGACTCTAATCAACGCGATCACGAAGCACATGGGCCCGGCGGGCATGGTCATTCAGAACGCGTTCATGAACTCCTCGAACGCCGCGAAGGACGCCGAGACGATGATGTCTCAGATGCCCGCGACCTTGCAGAAGCTGGCCCAGGCGTACATGAACGGGTCTGTGACGGCGAAGCAGTGGCGTACGGACCTGCAAGGACTGCCGCCGATCCAGCAGAAGATGATGCAGCAGTTCGCTGGCGTCGCGGACAAGACGCATGAGTTCAACTCGCTGCTGGCGTCCGGTTCGCCGCAGGCGCAGACGTTCACGGCTGCGCTGGAGAAGATGACCGGCGGCGCGACCGGGTTGACGACGACGCTGATGCTGTCCAAGAACCACTTCGAGACGCTCAACACGAACATCAAGAACGTGGCTGCTGCTGCCAAGTCCGGCAAGGATGGTGTGTCCGGCTGGGCGGAGATCCAGGGGACGTTCAACCAGAAGGTTGCCGTGGCCAAGGAGACTCTGGACGCGACGGCTATCAGCATCGGTACGGCGCTGCTCCCGGCCGTGACGAAGATCATGGACAAGGTCCTGGCGATCCTCAAGCCGATCGCCGAGTGGGCGCAGACCCACCAGAAGCTGGTGGAGTACATCGTCGGCGGCATGGCTGCCCTGTTCACCCTGGTCGGCGCGATCAACCTGGCGGCCAAGGCGTTCGGTGCGGTCAAGTCGGCGGTGGGTGCGGTGGGCACGGTCATCAAGGGTGTCGGGAAGCTGTTCACGATGTTCTCCGCCTCGTCCGAGGAGGCGGCGGTGGCGTCCGAGGAGGCGGCGACGGCCGCCGAGGAGGAGACCACCGCGTTTGACCAGCAGATGACGGCCATCGATGAGCTGATCGCGTCGGTGGAGGAGTTGTCCATAGAGCTGGACAATCTGATGGTGGTTCAGGATGAGGCGATGGGGTCCGCCGAGGGGTTGGCGACGGCGACCGAGGAAACCGACGCCGCTATGGACGTCAGCCCGATCATGCTGATCGTGGCCGCCATTGCCCTGCTG